TAGTAGTATGCTCCGCAGGAACAAAAGCCTCGGTAAGAGAATATGGAGTTATATATGAGTAAAGTATTTGTTTTTTTTAAGTGAGGTTAGTTCCATAATAATCTTATAAAGTCAATAACTAGAGTTTATTAATATCTTAGTGCAGCTAAATATGAGGAAGTGCATAAATGTATATGATCTAATGTAGGAGTTGAGGTCAATGCTTAGACAGTTTTCTTGTGCCCTCTCCTGGGACACAAAACACTGAACATTATGATAGAGAGAATGAGTATCACAACAAGCACTACAACAACAATCCAATTCCCGTTTAAGATCCCAAGAAGCCACTCACCTGACTTAGTGAACCAGCATTTGAATGTGCAAGGTGGTGCACCATCATCATAAACCTTATCTGAATCAATTTGATTGAATCCTGTTACCCTCTCAAGATGAGGGGCTGATGCAAGTAAACCTTCAGAGGAGCAATCTGTATCATGACAGCATTTAAATGAGGACCCTGAATGGCCTCCTTTACCAACTACTTTCACTGTATTAGAGCCCCTGGCAAGGTTTGTTACTGTTGATCCATAACACATAGCTAGGTCACATGCCTTAATTGATGTCATAAAACTTGGGCACTCTGTTAATCCGACAGTACATGTGAGTGTAAACCCTACACCAGAACCCCATGCCCCTTCTATTGCTTGTGTGTGTAGGTCTACTTTACAGGGGTTATCACTTAAATCCTGAAATGAGACATCTCTATTTAAGACAAGGTTTACGTGGTCTCTTGTATTCCCATCTGGGTCGATCCATTCAAGCTTGTTTGTTGTGATGTGAGGTTCTGTTAAGTTAAATGATTGGAATGAATCTTTTGTTGCCATCATTCTTTTATATCCAGAAATGGTATTTCCTTGATATTCACAAACTGGTGTAGTAGCAAAACCGCAAATTTTCCTAAATGATCCAGTGTGCTCTGGACACCTCATACCACTGGGAGTGGACATGATATCACCAGGGTCCCCAAATGCACATGATGTTGTGCACCATTGCTTAAGAATGATTCCCCCTTGTTCTAGTGGACCTAAGAACAAAAGAGTATCAGATGGTTGAAGTTTTGAAACTGTGCCCACTATGCAAACTTTCACAGATGGTGTCACTAAACAATCATTTGCATCAATATGCTTGCAAGTTTGTTCTGTTCCTAACTGAATACAAACCTTTCTGGTATATTTTAAAGAAATTATCTTATAGGCCTTCCCAACAGATTTTAGTTTATCGAGATAAACACCACAAGCAGTGCATCCAGTCCCAACCCCTGGGCAGTCACCAGGATTACAGCCCCAGCCTGTTTCATACTGGTAGTCCTTTTCAAAGAAGCACTTAGATGTCTGCCATGGATAAGAGTATTTCTGGCATGCACCATAACAATGAAATGCAGTCTTAATATTAAATGTCGCATCCATCCAATGACCCAGGGGTTGGATTTCAGCATGAATTACTTGTTTTTCCATCTGGAAGTGGAAGGGAATAGACTCTTCTTTATTGGCTGGGTTTGTGAGCTTTCTCCTATAACTGTAAGAGGATGAAGAAGGCAGTGAAAAGTCCAGCTCGAGGTCTGTCTTCATTGGAATCTCACCAACACCATGAGCCGTATCTGACCAGCCTGACTCCATTAGTGGAGTCTCTGCACTTGCGGCCCAAATAACAATTTCACATGTCAACAATAGGCACCATACCAAACCCACATAACATCTACTTTTATATCTAAATACCCCGAGTGTTCTGTAACAACCTTTTTTTACCTCTGGCTTTTTAAGTGACTTTTTCAGTGCCTCCTGAAATCTTCCTGTCAATTTACAAATGGAATAATGGGCTTGCAAGGCACTTTCAGTTGCTTCAGTTATTGTCATGCAATAAGGACATTGTCCATTGATACAACTCTGTCTATGTGATTCAAGTTCTTTTGCTGTTTCACACTCATGATGACATACATCGCACACCATTGATCCCATAGTCTTTTGGTATTCAATTTTAACTTTTTCCAGGATGAATTTAAATTTTGACTCATTAGTGTAATGGGAACAAGAAAACGTCAAAACCCTTAGACACTTTAATATTATTAATGTGACCGCAGGAATCAAGACCCACCCAAAGCAGAATGTTGATAGAAGCATGACAGTGGCCCATCCATGTAATCCCGGGACACATAATTCTACAGCCAATGAGTGGGCTACATCAGGCATCAATGAAAATAGGCTTGTGAATGTATAAATACACTGCCCAATAACCAAAGTTTTGGTTAATATGACTTTCTTTTGCCCATTGCAGTATACAACAACATCCTGATCTACCCGCTGACAGATAAAATTTATTTTCTGTTCAGATCCACGAAATCTTTGGACTTTGTTTACAAGACATGTTGGAGAACTGATGTTAAATATACCATTTTCAGAATAGGCCTCACAACTAGCACCAGGTCCTGCTAGTGTACAAAAAACTGTACATCCAGTCACTTTTTCCATCTCACCTGATATTGGTAGGTAGCCTGTCCATGTGATAGGTACTGTCTTCTTATCACATGTACTGTGATTAGATTCAGGTACTATACCTGGAGAAAATACAAATTCTGGGTCTGCATTTCTGACTAGTGTAGATAAAGAGCTATACATTGGGACGCCTGCAAAGGCTGTCCCCTTTAGGGTATCTGTGGAACTAGTTGATGGCACTTTTGCTGTGATAGGTCCCACTATTCTTAAGTGACTTTGTGAATTCTGTATGGCATCATGGTCTTCTCCCCTAGGGTGTACAAGCATCCTACTAACAACTTCAGCAGACCGTATGTCCTCCAAACTCGGAACAATTAAAGGTTCTGAATGACTCCCTAAAAAACACACATAATAACCCTGCAATGCATTCTCCGTGCAACCTGTCTTCGTCAGAATTCCTTCAAATGTTTTTATAACTTTTAGTTGCTCCGACTTCTTTGGTGTGAAAAAACAAGAGATAGGAAGGGTGACAGTATCATAAGTGTGAGCAGGCTGAGATAATGTCAATGTGTGTGCTGGGTTGAAACACTGACCCTCAATCAGCTGACCTGTTACACAATGTGTCTTTTCATAAATCACCTGAATCCTGCTTGTAAACACACTAGCCATACAACTTCTTATTGACATGCATGTCAATACAGGTGCAATCAGATAGACAGTTGGCTGACAATGTGTTTGATTACATGTTAGATCATAGCACAGGACTGTCTTTTTTACTTTCTTCAATGTATCATAGAGTTCAGGTGCCAGTATACAAGTCCCTCTAAGGTTAACAGTTTTAGTTTGTGCTTCAAAGGTAGTGGACGCAGCATTTGTGGTATCAGTTGTGTCACTTTTCTTTCTCCATTCAACTTGGGTGAAACTCTTCTGGGCCATAGATGTTGTATGAAGATCAAAATTGCAAGAGCTCTCGAGCTTTATATCAGATGCAGCCTCAATTGAGATCAAACCTAGTTCTGTTGAGCCAATGATGTAACCTTGACCGAGACCCACAGTGTGCGGGCATTCCATTTTAAGCTCATAAATGGTCTTGGGCATTGCCAGTGTCAGCGTATAGCAGACTCCAAGAACAACCAGATACCACCCTTCCATTTTAAACTCACTTCTTTAATTTTTTGCTTCTTCTTGCGGAGTCTACTACTA